CCCAGTTATTAGTGCTCGGCTCTAGTAAAGCGTAATACGTAGTATCACCATCAGACAGAGCAGCAGCAAAAGTCTGAAAGCCATCTAGTGTACCGTTAAGGGTAAGTGTACCCGTACCAGTAGTAGTGGTTGTTTGTTTTACTCTGTCTTTAACTACTAGAGCCATAGTCTATGCTCCTATTAAGCGATACGGATGATAGCGTTTGAAGCGTCTGCAGCAGGGAACTGAATAGTGTAGTCACCATTTGTAGATGTCTTAGTACCACCAAAGTCAATAACTGCAATAGCAGCATTGGAAGCAGAAGCATTATAGATAATACAACCATCTGCAGAAATAGTAGAAGAAGTAAATACCTCATCTGCAATATCAACGATAGCTGTAGTACCGTCTGTTGAGATAGTTACACTGTCTAGAACTTGACCACCTGTTGTGTAACCCGTACCTGTAGCTTCGTCAGAGTTACCAGTTACATCAGAGTAGTTAGTAGTAGCAGCACCGTATGTGCCTGTCGGTGTAGCTTTAATCAATGCCAGTTTAATAGAGTGAGTATCCAAATCATGAGTACCACCCAATAGTTCCGACTTAAAGCTTGTACACATTGCTGTTGTGATAGCCATTATTGGAATCCTCGTAGGTTAAAAGAGCTAAAGGGCCAGCCTCAAAAGAGACCAGCCCAATAGACTACATAAGCTTAAGCAGCGTTGTAACGTGCTGTGAGGAGTGCCTCTGGGCGCAGAATCTTGCGGCCATAGAGGTGCATACCACGCACGATGTCAGCAAAGCTGTCTGGGTCACGGTAGTTCTCAACTTTGTTGATCTGCTCAGCAGAAGCAACAGCATCGTCTTGACCAGCTACGATAACACCGTAGTTAGTGGACTGTGCAGTTGTACCAGAAGTACCAGCACCAGTACCAGCAGCAGGAAGAGCGTTGGACTGATAAACACGGAAGCCGTGAATGTTGTTCAACACCAAACCGTTTTGCAGGCCAGCACCACCGAAGTCGCCGTTCAGCATACGTGAGTCTTCATCTTTCAGCATCTCAATAAATACTGGATCAAGAACAACCCAACGTCCACGTGATTCTACATTTGCTTGATCCATCTTACGAGCCATACGTGCAAGTACGGTCAATGGGGAAACAGTTGTAGCTGACAGGGCAGTTGCACCTGGCAAACGTGGAGCCAATGGTATGGAATCACCTGCAGTAGCTGAACCAGAGATGGTCAAGTTACCGAAGTCAGTTGCGTCCAAGTGGTTTGCAGTGATGTATTCACCAGTAGCTGTCAAAGTAGTTTGCTTGTCGCCAGCAGAAGTAGTGATGTAAGCGCCTGCAGTTGTGTGACCTGAGAGGTACGACAGTACGTCTGTGTCCATTGCGTCTGCCATTTTATATGCAGCACGATCAGCGGCCAAAGATGTGAAGTCTACGTTTGCAAACTGCTCTTCAATGTCATCCATTTTGAAAGCAAAGTAGTTAGCTTTGTCGATGGTGAGCGAGAAGTCAGAGTCATCAAGTTTCTCTACTGAGATACCTGTGTGACGCTGCAGAGCGTTGACGGTTACGTCTGGCTCTTTTTGAATGCGAACAGTGTCGCCTTGGTTTGCAATCTCACCGAAGTAAGAGTTGTTGGTGATTGCGTTAGTTACAGCTGCACGACGAAGTGCAATCTGTGCTTGTTTGGAGTAGATAATCGGGGAAAAGTTCCCGTCAAAACCACCACCAGCGGTTCCAATAGCCATAATAATTCTCCTTTATAGATATGGCGTGAGATTTAGACACTACATATCCACAATAAAAGAGGCTCGTTGTCTTAGGGTAGTCAGCGTTGCTATCAGGATGGCCGTCCTTCAAGCGCTGGGCCTATACTCAGAGGTAGTTCTTCGTGTGGCTAGTGCTTAGTGAAAAGCATGTACAAGCAGTTTGTGCCTGACAATGTACATGCCTATAGTTTTATCCACGATACAAGTATTGTCAACTTATTTCTTTGATACATCGTAAATAAACTTACCAGAGCGCTGAGCATCAAAGATCTC